ACGAACACCTTCGTCATTGATATCTACTTCTGTATATTCTTCGCCCCAACTATTGAGTAGGTGCTTTGCTCCATCGCAATATGGGCAGTTATCTTTTGTATATAGTGTAATCATTTTTCTTCCTTTAACATACTCGGTTTTTCTGGTCGGTCGGCGCAATAATCACATTCAGGATCGCCACAATTTTTTTCTAACCATTCGTCGCAAGACTCACAATAATAAGCATCGTGTTTTTCGTTGTATTTTTTTTCAGAATTGCAGGTCTTGCACTTTTTCACAGACTAAATCCATTGAATGAATTGCTATCAACATCTTGCTTGGTGCCACCAATAACATAAGATGAAATTTCAGTTTCTTGTGGCGCAACTTGAACTTCTGCACCAGCAATCCACTTCTGTGTCCAAGGCAGCGGATTATTCTTTGTAGGATATGGCTGACCAAGACCAACTGCTTGCATACGCTTGTTGGCAATAAATTCAACATATTCGGCAAGCAACTGATAGTTCAAACCAATCATAGAACCATCTTTGAATAGGTATTCTGCCCATGCTTTTTCTTGCTTAACTGCATCATCGAATAACTTGATAGCATCTTCACGACACTCTACTTCAATCTTGGCATATGCTGGATCGTCTTTTGGCAAGAGTTTTAGTAGCGTTTGTGTACCAGCAAGATGCAGATTTTCATCACGCGCAATTAACTTAATAATCTTGGCATTGCCTTCCATCTTTTTCAATTCAGCAAATGCCCAGCTACATGCAAAAGACACATAAAAGCGAACACCTTCGAGAATGTTGACACTCATAAGGGCAAGCCAGAGTGCCTTCTTATGTTCATAAAGAGCATATTCGGGATGCTCTTTATCTGCAAAAAAATTATTCATATTAATTAGTTTGTCATAAAGTTCTGTAATATCGCCAGCGCAATCAACAATTTCTTGAATGTCCATCATTTCATCAAATACTTTTGATGGATTAGCATACACATTACGGATAATATGTGTGTAACTGCGGCTGTGAATAGTTTCACTAAATGTCCAAGTAGTAATCCAAGTTTCTAGTTCTGGCAGTGAACAGATGGGACCAAACGCTACTGCTGGCGCACGACCTTGTACACTATCAAGTAGTATTTGCCTTTTAAGATTACTTGTAAAGATGTGTTGTTCATTGGGCGTTAAGTCTTTAAAATCTTTGGCATCACGAAGAATATCAACTTCTGTTGGCAACCAAAAAAACGACAATTGTTTTTCAGTAAGTTTTTCAAATTGACGATATTTCAAGGTATCATATCTTTGAATACTAACACCACCATTTGGGTCCAGAAACGCAAGTGATTTAGTGTGATCGCTTTTGTCCATAGCATTAAAAACTGTCGTCATATTTTATTCTCCAACCTTTACAATGTCCTTTTGTCGCAGATTTAAAAGTTCCACGAATTGCTTGTTCTTTCAAACTTTGATATATTTTTTGTGTATTTTCTTTAAAGTGCGTTTCTACAAACTCTTTTAAGCATTTAGTATGCCATTCTTTACCTTCGTTGTCAATAATCAAATAACTTTTTGAGTTTGGATTTTCGGAATAAGTTCTATCAACTCCATACATACCATTTTCTTGACCGTAGTGCGGCTTGTGGTTAGGGTGTTTTTTACCATACATTGGGTTTTTTTCACCAATATAATCTGCACCGTGATGTCCGCCATCAGAGTTTGGACTTATATTATAAAAGTCATTACTGGTTGCAGCTTGGTAAAAATCTAACCAATATTTTTCTCTTTGTTTTAACAAAGTGCGTGTCTCACAAATATCTAATATATTTCGTTCAAAGTTTTCTAAACCATATTTTTTTACAGCATGTTTAAAATACTTTCCAGAACCAATGTAGGAAGACGAAGGGTCTCCCCATCGTTTTCCTACATACTTCATTCCGTTTATTTTATTAGTCCAGATGTATATAAAACCAGAGTTTGGCATAACAATTCTCCACTCTTATTTATACATCTCTACTTCTTCTGGTCAATTATTAAATTGTGCAACTTTCACAGTTCTCTTGGTCATCAAGGGTAGCAAATGTAACGGACAGTGGCTGTTCTTGTGCCAATTTAGAAATATCAACTTCGCCTTGACCATCATAGGTATTGAAATAATATAAAGTTTTAATGCCATATTTGTAGCAAAGTAGTAGGTGACCAATCATAACACTCATTGGAATCTTTTCATCTTCATAAAATGTTGGATTNTAACTNAAGTGTTAGTTGAAATACTTTGGTCAATATACTTTTGCAGAATCGCAACAATCTTCAAATAACCTTCTGGTGACTTTTGGTCCCATAGAAGTTCATACTTGTTCTTTAACTTGCGGAACTCTGGCACAACTTGCTTTAACACGCCGTGCTTGCTCTGCTTAACACTAATAAGGCTACGTGGTGGTTCAATACCGTTTGTAGCATTAGCAACCTGTGCACTAGTTTCTGCTGGCATAAGTGCCATAAGAGTACTATTACGGATACCATGTTCTTTGAGGCTTTCACGAAGTGATGCCCAATCCATACGTTCTGTATGTGGAACAAGTTCATCAACTTCACGCTTATAGGTATCAATAGGTAGAACACCATAGCCATACTTTGTTTCATTGCTCTTCGGTGCAGCACCCTTTTCAATAGCAAGTTGGTTACTTGCCTTGATAAGATAATAACTCCACGCTTCTGCATATTCATCAACCAATGCAAGAGCACGAGGATCACTATAACTCATATCATTCTTTGCAAGAAAATAAGCAAAGTTAATGATACCAACACCTAGCGGACGGCGATTCATTGTGCTTAACTGTGCTGCAATGACTGGATAGTTTTGATAGTCAAGTAGCGCATCAAGACCACGAACGGCAAGGTCACACATCTTTTCAAAGTCTTTTGGTTCTTTAACATTGCCCCAATTGATTGCACTCAGTGTGCAAAGTGAGATTTCACCTTCTTCATCAAAGATATGATTCAATGGCTTTGTAGGAAGCGCAATCTCAGCGCACAAATTGCTTTGCTTGATGACAGCTTTGCTTTCAATAAACGCACCATGTGTGTTAGCATGATCAACATTCATTAGATAAATGCGACCTGTATTCTTGCGCTCTTCCATGAACTGTGAGAATAGGTCAATTGCTTTATAAGTCTTCTTACGAATCTTGGGATTCTTTTCTGCCTTTTCATAAAGTTCCTTGAACTTATCTTGGTCAGCAAAGAAAGCATCATAAAGACCTGGCACATCACTAGGTGAGAAGCAAGTGATATCACCGCCACTTAACAGACGCTCATACATAAGTTTATTAAACTGAACACCATAATCCATCTGGCGAATACGGTTGTCTTCTGTTCCTTTGTTGTTTTTAAGAACTAATAAATCTTCTACTTCATAATGCCATAGCGGGTAATAAAGGGTAGCAGCACCATTGCGAACGCCGCCCTGTGAGCATGATCTAACTGCTGCTTGGAACATCTTATAGAATGGAATTAAGCCTGTGTGAGAGGCATCACCCTTGCGGATAGGAGAACCGATAGCACGGATAGAACCTGCCCCAATTCCGATGCCAGCCTTTTGTGAGACATACTTAACAATAGCACTGGATGTGGCATTGATGCTGTCTAGGCTGTCACCAGTTTCAATCAACACGCATGAAGAGAACTGACGCTGTGGTGTGCGAAGACCTGCCATGATTGGAGTTGGTAAAGAAATATCATGCTTGCTGATAGCATCATAATAATCACGCACATATTTTAGACGAGTTTCTTGTGGATACTTGGCAAATAGGGTTGCAGCAATAAGAGCATAAGCAACCTGTGGAGTTTCCATAATTTCGCCAGTAACACGATTCTGTACCAGATACTTGCCACGAAGTTGTTCCATGGCAACATATGTAAGTTGCATATCACGCTCATGTTCGACGAACTTGTTAATAGTTGCCCATTCTTCTTCGGTATAATCGCTTAGTAGATTAGCATCATAGAAACCACTATCTACATTCTTCTTAATAATATCAATTAGTGGAAATGGTTGATAATCACCATAAACTTCTTTACGAAGATGATAGTTTACAAGACGGCCTGCGACATATTGATAGTTTGGCGCTTCTTCACTGATAAGATCAGCAGCAGCTTTGATTAGTGTTTCTTGTAGTTCACTAGTTTTAATGTTATTATAGAATTGAATTTGACTACGTAATTCTAATTCACTTGCACTTACACCACTTAGATTTTCAGTTGCCCAAAATACTACTTTGTGAAGTTTTTCAATATCTAATGGTTCCTTGCGACCATCACGCTTAATAACATTGATTGCCATCTTGTCTCTCTTTCAAATTGGTAAATTTTTGTAATTTATGCGGTTAATTAATTCTGCCGAAGAACTAATCGTGAGGTTATTTACGACCTGTCCTTCACGATAATTCAGCGTATATAATCCATTCTCGCATCTGACTAAATTAAGGTATTCATGATTTTTTCTATCTCTATAAACTTCTATAAACATATTATCCTTTTCTGGATAAGAAGTAAAGTATAAAGTGTAAAATATACCTAATGCACGAGCAGTATCATCATAAATGCCATCACTTATAAGTGTCCATGGGTCAGGCCAGTTACGAGCGTCATCAAATTCTAGATATGAATCTATAATCGGACAATTAGCCCATGCGTCTGCGACAATACCGATATGATTTTCTGCAATACTTCTACGGAAAGTACGCCATTGTAAAATATTATCCGTAGAACGCTTAGTAAACCAATTAGATGAGTTCGAAATATCTAATAGCATAGTTGAGAAGACCTGTTCCATTTCCATCTGATGTATAAGTTATGTCAGTTCCGTTATAACCGAATGTTATACCAACATCACCAGATTGAGAGTAGTCATCATCTATACTATAAACACCGCCACTTGTCAAGCTTAATTTGACAGTACCAGTTCTTATTTGGCTATTTCTTTGAATACCATAATCCATAAGAATTGTTGTATTGGCAGAAAATCCATCATAATTGCTATTAATAACAGCAGTTGTNCTTGCAGTAATACTAGTGCTACGACCGCTATATTGCTGCAATGCTCCACTACGCAGATAGTTTGCATAAGCCCACTGAACTGTTCCTACAGTTTCAGTAATAACATCATAATCAGTTCTATCAAAATTATCACCGATGCTAGCGCAGCCAGTTGCAGTGCTTGCCCAATAGATAACTTCCACGTTAGGGTTTGCTACCCCTTGATTATGGTCGCCAACATCTGAATAATAATTATTAAGGCTAACAAAATTTGTGCAATTAGATGCATAAACACCATTTGCATAAACAAGGTTCATATAGCTATTGCTTAATGTTAGTCCTTTTGCACTTGTTCCAACAAGATAAACACCATAATAAAGATTTGTAAATGTGCAACTATCAAATAATCCATTACTTGTATAATTGTTAGCTGGTACATAGATGCCAGCGTTAAAACCACTTAATGAACAATCTACAACATTAATATCTGTATCATATGTTAAACTTTTACCCAATAATTTAATGGCAGCAGTGGTATTTCCGCTGATTGGATCAGTTGAGGTTGTAACACTTGAGAATGGTCCAATAAATCCAACGCTTTGAAGCTGAACACTATTTGCACTATCAATAATAATACCATCACCCAAACTGCTCAATGACATATCACTGATTGTGATATTGCTTGGCAGTGAAGCACCATTTAAACCAATTTGATTTTGAATTTGTTGCTTACTATCTGCTGTATACATAACCCAAGTAATATATGGATAGATATATGGATTAGCAGTTTGTGTAATTTTAGTATTAAATTGTCCTTCGCCACTTAATCTTGCATTGGTTGGTACATTAATACTGCCACTTACAATATAATTGCCAGCAGGAAAATACAATCTCTTACGTGCAGCCAAACTTGTTGGACGAACATATAGTTCATATAACGCACGATTGATAGACTCTGTATCGTCAGTAACACCATCGCCCTTTGCACCAAAGTCTTTTACACTTACAAAGTCATCAAGTTTGCTTTGAATAGGACGTTGTGTAGTTGTTCCGCCATAGCTAAAACTTTGGCTTGTCCATGTTACGCCATTTAAACTATAAGAAATTTGTCCATTGGTACCAACAGCATAATACTTGCCGTTAAAATATCCCATGTTATTTGTTGTATAATTTAAAATTGCAGCAGAATTGTGCCAGTATTTTACCTGATTTGTAGCACTATAAAGATAACCATATGAACCACTTAGAATATTGTAGTAATTTGATGGTATTAAACTATCTACGCCTGTTGCAACATCATGTAAATCTGGATAAAGTAAATTTATTCCATAATATATGGTTGTAGTTTTATATGTTGAATCATCTTGACTTGTAAGATATGTCAATGAATTATCACCAACTACAAAGAAATAAGTATTTGCATAAACTGCACTTAAGAAATCACTGTATGTATTTGTTAATTTTGTATACCAAGCTGTGCTGTTGGTACTAATTGCAACAACACCATGATCTCCAACTACCATCCAAATACTTGTAGGACTGCCACCAGGTGGTGTAAATGTCAAATACATAATATTATTAAGATCGCTTAATGCTACAGTATTTCCATATGGGTCGGTTGCACTATTAGCAATCGTAGAGGTCCAAGTAGCAAACGTTGTAGCATTTGTACTACTAACACCAATACCGCCTGTGCCAACTGCTATTGCCTTATATGTTCCGCCACCAAGGTTAGCAACAGTAACACTGCGCAAATCATTGGTAGTGCCACTGCTTTGTGATGACCAAGTAGTAGCATTTGAACTCGTGAGAATAATTCCACCAGCACCAACTGCAATCCAAGTTGTTCCTGCGCCTTTTGTAATAGACAATAAATTATTTGTAGTTCCACTTGTTTGAGAAGTAAATGTCGTGCCATTGGTACTAGTTAAGATAACACCATTATCGCCTACAACTACCCATGTAGTTCCATCAAAATAAACGCTGTTTAATCCAGTTGACACGCCACTTGTGCGACTTGTCCAAGATGTACCATTACCACTAGTATAAATTCCACCGCTACCATTTAACACTGTAAACAAACCAGCGCCATTATTATAAATGTAAGTAAAGTTTTCTCCAGAGCCTGCGGTACCACCTTGAGTGCCAAGAATGTTACTCAAATAAGCAAGTGATGCGGTGCTATTTTTATAAACATCGCCCCAACTAGTAATCGCATAAGCATTAGTGCCATCGGTTGTGCTACTTGTAAACGCATCTACTAATGCACGTGACCAAGTTGTTCCATTTGTGCTATAATAAACTTTATTTTTTGTGCAAGTAGCTACAAAAGAACTACTTGAATCTGCTACATATCGTAAACCTAAAATATCATAATAACCAACAGTTTGGCTGGTCCAAGTTATAGTATCTGCACTGGTAATAATAGTTCCGTTTTTACCGCCAACAACAAATGTGCTATTTCCATAAGCAATTGCATAAAGTGGGACACTAACTGTGCTTGTTTGTAGAGACCATGTTGTAGCATTGTTGCTTGTATAAACTTGTCCAAGTTCTGTAACTAACACAAACTTGCTTGCTGCATAAGTTATTGCATTAATATTTGTATATGCAACTGCTCCACTTGATTGCCATGCTGTACCAGTAGTAGAATAAATTACAGTTCCATTTGAACCTACTGCAACAAAATAACCGCCGCCATATGTAATGTCCAATAAATCTTGGTTAGTTCCACTAATAGTAGATGTCCAAGTTGTGCCATTGGTACTTGTAAGAATATTGCCATTTGTACCAACAACAACATAAATTGTTCCATTATAAGCAATGCCATTATAAACAGCCTTTGCATTACCAGTTTGTGGATTATAACCAGCATCTTTATTTTCAAAATTATAAAGATTGGCTAAATTCAGAATATCACTATATTCTGTAAGAATTTCAGTATTGCCAGCTTGCGGAGCGCCATCCGTAACTAAACCGTTACCAATAAAAAGGCGACGTTGATCAACTACATAACCTAATTCTGCTTTAGCTAATTGGGGTAGATTTTCTAATAATCCGCTACGATGTTGTATTCTTGAGATTTGGACGATGGCCAATTTAATTCTCCAATATTCTTTATTTTTATTTATCGGTCCATATTCTCTTACCGTTTTCTAATTTCCAACTTTTACCCTTACAAGCAATATTTTGGTGTCCAAATTTTCGTTTATCTATATATTCTGGCAATGGGGGCATATCTGATCTACGAATTCTCCAACCTTTTGTTTGTTTTTGAAATAAATGACTTTTTGGATCATTCAATTTAGACGGCATACTATTATCTATGTTATTTTCAACACACCATTTTGCTATGTTTTTTACAAATGTTTCTTTGAAATCGTTAATATGACTTACAAACCAACCTTTTGTTCTGTTTTCACCCTGTTTTTTATAAAAATTTTCTTTTTCTTCATCTGTCAATGAATTAATCCAATTACGAGCGCCTTCAAAATTATCAGACTTATTGCCTCGTTTTTTATAATCAATATATTGACTTAAATCGCCACCTTCTCCGCCTGATGCTAAATTATAACTCATCGGATCATTAAGGGCGTTGGATATTTTAATCCAATATTTTTCTCTTTTGCATAATTGAACTTTATCAATACAAACTTCTAAAATTTCTTTACAAAAGTTTTCTTTGCCATATTTCTTAATTGCATTTCTTAATGCTTTTCCAGAACCGTAATAATATTTTCTGTTACCAGCATCTTTTCCAATATACCATTTACCATTTATATTATTAATAACTTTATATATTATCATAAAGTTATTTATCTACTTATTTGAACTATTGCCATTTATCCGTTGTTATTGTAAAACTGCCAAACTCTATCCCACCAAGCACCAGTCCATTGGTCAAACTCATCACCATTGATAATCCAACGCTGTGGTTCACAATCTTTACTGCACATAAGAATAACAATTTGACTAATATCAGTTCCAAAAACTGCATTGTGAGCAGCAGCATATGCCGCACCTTGCATAAAGTAGTCGTGAATCCATTCAGTTTTCTTTGGCTTATTGGTTTGTTTGTAGTCGATAATAGATGGTTTGCCATTATAGATGCCAACAAGGTCAGTTGTGCCAGCATAAAGTTCAGGATAATATAAACCTGTTTCCATACCCCAATATTCTTGTAGCTGACCTTTGAGATATTCTTCAATAATTGTGGTTGCCATCTTTGCACCTTGTTGGTGCACGGTATTACTACCACTTTTTAACTCGCCAAATTCAAGCCAATTTTCAAGTTGTTTGTGCATACTTGTTCCGCGACCAGCAGCTTCTGTAGTGATAGCCTGTGCTTTTTCAACACCAACACGTTCCTTCCATTCACGAAGTGCTTGAACTTTTTCTTTTGGTTTAGTTTTGTCAAGGATAGTGGTTACGCTTGCAACAATATCACCAGTAGGAGTTTGGTAACGACGACCAACTTCGGTTTCTTTGCGCACAATTGCTTTATACTCATATAGCGAATTATGCTTTACATAGGAATTTGCCATTCTTTAATTATAACACAATCTTAAGGATTGTCAAGTTAAATTACCAACTAATTTGCCAACTGATATGCTGACCATCGGTAGAAACACGGCTAACAGTATATCCCAAACGTGCAAAGTTGTCCAATACTGACTGCATTGAGCCACTTGCCAATGCGTTAGAAACGCTTGTTTGCCAAGCATTATAATAATTGGTATCAATGGTCATTGGTGTTCCAACGACAACATTACCACCAAATGGAGTTTGTGTGGTATTTGACACAGTTACATTTATATTGCCAGCATTTACTGCCTTTAAAATATTAATATTCAAAAGTGCAATTTCAGTTTCAACAATTGAACTATCTATACTTTGGATTCTGGCATTGGTTGCTGTAAACATTTTTTACTCCACCGTATATTTATTTCTTTTTACGGCCAGCACAGTGTGCCTTTTGACTAAAACCTTTTGGATGAGAGCAATCTATGCTTCTTTTGTATTTTTTGCTCCACTTTTCCGATAGTTCTTCTTCTTTTACCATCTTCTTGTTATTTTTGACTTTGTACTTTTTACCATCAACTATAAAATATTCTAAATTATTTTTTCTAGCAGTATTCAATGCACCCAAGAAGGCATTGCCTTCATCAATACTTAATTCTGTATCTGTTGCTTCTGTGCCAGCTTTATAAAGTTTTTCTATATCGCCTTCGTTTCGTAATAATTTGAACGCAAGATTATCAACACCATATTCACCATCACGATCAAGACCGCTTTGGCGCATTGTTTTAATTTTTTTCTTTAATCGTTCAATAGTTTCACGGTCACCGCTATCTACTGCTTGGTCAATTTCATTATGAAGATATTCAAACTTATCTTCGATATTGGATGTATCTGGTTGTGCTGTAATCTTCTTTGGAAACTTTATCCAATTGTCATTATATACGCTGTATATCCCATTAGAGATATGCTTTTCATCGCTGTTCTGTACATAAACTTCAACAGCATGACCAAATATATTGATATCATGTTGGTCATTAAATGCGCTTTTCTTAGCAAGAAACATTTCTTTAATGTTTAGTTCGCAAGGACCATCTACATCTGCAATTAAATGCAAATCAATATCACTGACTGGCGTGTAGTTAAATGAAGCATTGCTACCACTAATTGTAATATCAGTTAATCTGATATCATCTACGTTAATAAATTTAATAAATTCTTTTGCAATCTTGAATAGCGCAAGACGAACTTCTGGTTTTAAACGATTGTTCTCCCACAATTGTGGGTTTAGTTTATCATGAAATTTTGTTAGTTGTTCAAGATCACCAATACGCATCAGGTATTTAGGTTAAAAACGTGCTGCTCGTGCAGCCATTTTATCAACGGTAGAGCGTTCTGGATTACGACCATCAGCAATATCAACCTCTGGTTCTGTTGGTGGTTCCGAACCCATTCCCATATCTGGTTGTTCCATTCCTAAATCGGGTTCGGGTGGAGTTACATCGATATCCGATTTTTCATCGTCGTTTTCTTCATCTTCGCTATTGCCTATTGTAAGCCATTTTCCATTTTCTTCGTCAAAGTTGCCAATAAGTTCAGCGAGTGCTTTATTCTTTTCTTTAAGATTTTTTAATGTTCTCCAATCAAATGGATAACCAACATTATTCATCATCTTACCGATATTTGCCATCGGAATTTTTGTGCCAGGTGGCGTTTTATCTTGCAAGAATTGCAAGATTGTCATCAAGGTTCCTACTTGACTGCGAACAAAATCTGGCGCAACTTCTAGGAGTTTCATATTATGCTCGTTTACCACGACCTAATTCAGCAGGTCCGCCAACAGCACTATCTGCAGTAGCTAAATCTGGTTCTTCGTCACGAGGAGGCATTGGTGCTTCACCGCCAACTGGTTCGTTCATATCAGGAGCAGCGGCCATATCACTGCTAGGCTCGCCCATTGTTGGTTGGCTATAAACACCACGTGCTGCATTATCAAGAGTATCACGTGCATTGTTTGCTGCATCAAGAAGACCCTGTAGAACTTGCTTGGTTGAATCATTAAATGAATTTGCCTGATCCATACCAATTTCATCCTTCATGGCACTAACAAGTGCTGGCAGTTGTTCGTTTTGCATATCGCTAATCTTTGTAACGATATCCTGAACTGTATCAGCAAGATCACGAGCAGCCATAGTAACACGAGCCTGTTCGATTTCACCTTCTGTTAATGCTGGTGGAAGATTAACACTTTCATTCTTTGCCATCTTTGTAGCTGTAGCATACATAACATCTTTGCCACGCTTGCCATAACGCTTTTCAAAATCGCCAGCTTTTCCTTTAAGAGCCTTTGCAAAATGCTCACGCTTCTTAAGTTCTGTTGGTGTCAACTCACGTTCGTTAAGTTGAGTCATGCAATATTCATCAATTGCTTGTAATTTTTCTGCGATAATTTTACGACCGTGTGCCATTTCATTTTTCCATGTTTCAAGGACTTTTGTTACCATAACTGCTTCCATATAATTTGGATTACGTTCAGCATGATGCACTTGTGAACTTTTGCTAATAGTTGCAAGCTTGTTTTGCATAGTTGCTAACATTTGACTTGCACTGCCTTCTGTGAGGCTGTTTAGGTTAAGCTGCCACTTATATACTTTAGCCAATTGTTGGTTAAGTTCACTGGCAGATAAATTATTAAATTCTTTTACAAACATCATGATGTCCTTGTTTAAGTTATTTATTGCAAAGAGAGACTTTTTTCTAATTCTCTCAATTGTTGATCCAATAATTCAAGGTCATTTTCTGTTCTGCTAAGTCTACTGGATAAAACTGGGTTATCTGATTTTTTAAGTCTAATCATAAAGTTATTTTTATCTTCTAAAAATACATCAAGTTGACGATCAATGCCAGGCATTTTATTGCTGTCATAGTAACGTTTTTTACTCGTCAGTGCTGCATAAAGAATAGCAACTCTACGTTGTTTAAATTTCGCTATCTCTACTTTTTCTCGTTGAACGGACCAATAGCTATCATCTTGCTTGACTAACATATTATTAACCATAAACCCATTCCGCACTGACTTTACAACGACAACGCCTTTAGTAGGCAATGTGTTGTAAGAATCAGTGATAAATTGTGTAATTTTGTTGAAGTTTTGTTTTTCGCTGTTCATTTTATTAATATACATTACAGCGGTAACGTTGTCAATTAACTATGTGCTTTTGCAACATATAATATTAAGCCCAATAGGGCTGTTAGTAGTGAGCCAATAATGCCAATTCCTAAGCCAACGAGTTTTTTATAAGCCAAAGTTTCTTTCTCGATCAACATATTTTTGATCTCGCTGACTATGGTTTCAACTTTTGCAAGTCTTAATTCCATAGTATCCATTTTATTCTCCATTTTGTCATAACGCTCTGCGCATAGATCAACATGGGCTTCTAAACTTTCACGTTCGTTTTTGTATATGGTAGTCATGCTAATCCCCACAGAGCATCATTATTTAATATCAGTTTTTATGTATAAAAGACTGACATTTTTATTTATAGTATCTGTTAATACGCATTTCAAGGGAATCTTAATAGTTTCATTAAGTCCACATATAATTGGTAGATAATTTATAATTTGCTCTAACTCGTTGATATCAGCAGTCTTAGTATCTTCAAAGTCAAATATCCATACATTATGGAAACCACTATACGATTCGCCAAAATTTAAACCATTTATATCACGGCATACTTTTTTAGGATAACACAAAACTTCAAAATCAGAATATAAACTTACGGATTGCAATAAGCTTATCCAATTCTTGTTAATGTTGGTTTCGCTACCTAAATCTATCAAACTAAAACATCTAATCATACTAGTATATAGACAATAAAAAAGGGTGGGAAAAATCCCACCCTCTAATAGGTTGTATCCTATAACTGATATTAAGAACCAG